TACCTATGGACGGTCGTAAGTTTGTAATCCCACCATCATTGCGTAATGCAATCATGGGTGTTGACCGTTACAACTCAAGCGACTTCGTTGACGGTCGTACAGTTAACACTGGCTTAATCGGTTCATTGTACGGTATTGATATTTATGTATCAAGCAACTGTCCAGTTATCGAAACAGCTGCTGCTAACGATGCTGGCGACGCTGTTAAAGCTGCTTTGTTGTTCCATACTGATACTATGGTTCTTGCAGAGCAACTAGGTGTTCGTTCACAGACTCAGTACAAACAAGAATACTTGTCTACTCTTTACACTGCTGACACATTGTTCGGTGCTAAAGTTGTACGTCCAGAAGCTGGTTTCGTATTGGCTGTAAACGGTTAATAACCAAGCATGAGAGTCAGCCCTTCGGGGCTGTCTTTCTAAAGTGTTCTACTGAGAGCATTTTAGCAAGACACAAGGAGACCCTCAATGGCATTTTTCAACGGTTCTGGCGGTGCTGGAGACGCAACTACAGATTCTACTAGTCAAGCCATTGCTGCGGTAGAGGCAGCGGCTCAGGCAGCAGCTTCAGCATCATCAGCAGCTTCTTCAGCGACTGAAGCAAGCACATCAGCTACAGCAGCAGCAACTTCAGCAACTAACGCACTAGCATCTGCTAACTCATCTTCAGCTTCAGCAACAAGTTCATCAACATTCGCTAATGCTTCAGCAGCTTCTGCTACAGAGGCGACGAACCAAGCAGTTTTAGCAGCAGCATCAGCTTCAGAAGCAACTACAGCAGCTACTTCAGCAGAAGGTTTTTCTGATTTAGCTGAAGACTGGGCTATTAAAACTGACGGTGCAGTATCTGGTGGAGAGTATAGTGCTAAATATCATGCTAACGCAGCAGCAAGTTCAGCAAGCGACGCAGCAGATTCAGCATCTGATGCTTCTACAAGTGCAAGCGATGCAGCAACTTCAGCGACAGACGCTTCAGGCTTTGCAGATGATGCAGAAGCATCTGCTATAGCTGCAGCAGCATCCTTTGATTCTTTTGATGACAAATACTTAGGTGCTAAGTCATCTGCTCCTTCAGTAGATAATGACGGTGATGCACTAACTACAGGTGCTTTATATTGGAATACAACTGAAAGTAAAATGTATGTCTATGATGGTTCATGGACTGCTATTACTTCTGGCGGGGCTGGCTCAGGTACAGTTACTTCAGTAGCGATGTCTGTTCCTACAGGATTATCAGTAGCTGGTTCTCCAATTACTTCATCAGGTACACTAGCTGTTACTTATTCATCTGGTTATGCTATCCCTACAACAGCTAAACAGACTGAGTGGGACACAGCTTACGGATGGGGTAATCACGCTTCTGCAGGTTATCTAACTTCTTACACAGAGACTGACCCAGTATTCTCCGCATCTGAAGCAGCTTCTATTACAAGCACTGATACAAGTAACTGGGATACTGCTTATAGCTGGGGTAATCATGCAAGTGCTGGTTATTTAGACTCTGCAGATATTGGTGTTTCTGTTCAGGGCTACGATGCAGACACAACAAAGAATGATGTAGCAAATACATTTACTGCTAATCAGATTATATCTGTAACAGACAACAGCAATGCTGCTTTACGTATTACTCAGCTTGGTACAGGCAACGCTTTAGTTGTTGAAGACTCTACTAATCCTGACAGTACTCCTTTTGTTGTAAACGCTTCTGGTAACGTAGGTATTGGAACAAGTAGTCCTAGTAGTTTGCTTCAGATTTATAGCGCAGACCCTATTTTTACAGTTCAGGATTCAGAAACTTCTTTAGCACTATCTAATGCAAGAGTAAGAATTGCCGAAAGCACTACTGGGGGTGCGCTTGGTAGTTACTATGACCTTCGGCTAAATGCTGGGGCATTTACAATAGATTATGACGGAACTGAACGACTACGTATAGACCAATCAGGCAACCTAGGTCTTGGTGTTACTCCTAGTGCTACGTGGGGTTATAGAGCTCTTGAAATAGGACGTGCTGGTAATGCTTTAAGTGCTCAATCCGCTTTAGCTGATGTAACTTTAAATGCAAACGCTATTCGTACAGCAGTAAATAGCTACACTTATGGTGCAACTGATTTTGCTTCTGTTTACAGACAGGTTAATGGTCAGCATGTTTGGCTAAACGCACCATCAGGCACAGCAGGAAACGCTATTACTTTCACCCAAGCAATGACACTAGATGCTAGTGGTAATTTGGGTGTTGGTGTTGCTTCCCCAGAAACTAGAGTAGACGCTCGTAATAGTAACGCAACTGCATACACATCTACTAGTGCATCTTTAACATCTCCTGCTGGTTACACAGCTAGCCTTGGTAATCTTTCTAATACAGCTGGCGGTTTTTCAGGTATTCGTTTCACTGCATTAGACGGAGCTGGTACTACTGGAATGGCTTATATTGGAGCTGTTTCTAACTCAGGAAGCTTTACTAATAGTATCGTATTAGGTCAGCGTACTGGTTCTACTGCGTATACAGAGCGTATGCGTATTGACGCTAGTGGTCGTGTTGGTATAGGCACTGCTTCCCCAACTTCAGGATACTTACTAGATGTTGCTGGTGGTATTAAGTTGAGCGGTGCTTTTGACGAGAATGTCTTTGCAGTATCAGGCACTACTCCAGCACTAAGCCCAGCTAACGGAACAATCCAAACTTGGACACTAAGCGGTAACTCAACTCCTACTGCTGGAACTTGGAATGATGGTGAGTCACTAACTCTAATGGTTCTTGATGGAACTGCTTTCACAATCACTTGGACATCTGTATCTGTAACTTGGGTAGGTGGTTCTGCTCCAACATTGGATACAACTAAACAGAATGTGATTGAGCTTTGGAAAGTTGGTGGAACTATTTATGGTGCTTCAGTAGGTGCTGCATAATGCTTACTAAGTTTTTGAGAGCTAAGTCTTCTGTGCCTATAACATTGTTTGCTTCTGCAACAAGCATTACAAGCACACTAACTGCTCCTGCTAATATACTAGCTGGTGATTTATTAGTATTTACTCAGTATGTTCCTAATCAATCAAGTGGTACAGTTCCGTCTGGGTTTACTCAGTTAGTATTAACAGAATCAAGTGCTGTAGACCATCGTACAAGCTATAAAAGAGCAGCTGGAACAGAGGGCGGAACATCTATTTCAGCTATGTCAGGTTCTGACTATGCAACAGTCCTGTTAGTTTTTAGAGGTGGTTCTTGGTCTAGCGTGTTAACAGGTACATGGAATAGCGAGGGAACAGACACAAACCCAGCATCACAAACAGTTACATCTCAAACAGGACAAGTAATTGTTTTAGGATGTGCGGGAGCTAGAGCAACAGCTGCTAATATTAGTTTTTCAACAGCTTCTCCAGCCTTTGATGGAACAGTATCAGCTAGAGATGCTTCAGGGGACGCAGTAACAATAGGATATAAAATATATAATAATGGTTCTAGTAGTCATACGATAGACGTGGGCGATAATGGAGATAGAAATACATTTCATTCTGGCTACTTAAAATTATCTTAAGGAATAAAGATGTATATAAAACTAAACAACGGACAGGTAGAAAAGTATCCTTATTCACAAGGACAGCTAAGAGCAGATAATCCTGACACTTCTTTTCCTCAAGAGATGTCCGACTCTTTATTGGCTGACTGGGATGTATATCCAGTTAAACCAGTAGAACAACCACAAGTAGACCATACTAAAAATGTTAAAGAAGACACTCCTCAGTTTATCAATGATGAGTGGGTGCAAGTATGGGAAGTAACACCTGCGTCTAACGAGCAAATTCTACAACGAATCCTAGACCTAAGAGCATCTGAGTATCCTCCAATGTCTGACTATGTAGACGGTGTTGTTAAAGGCGACCAAGCACAGATTGATAAATATATTGCAGATTGTTTAGCAGTTAAAGCTAAATACCCTAAACCGTAAGAGGATAGTACATGTCAGACAACATCACAGAAAAGGACTTTGGTGCTTTAGAAGCAGAAGTGAAGATTCTAATCAACGAAGTTCACCTGTTACGTAAAGAGATGGCTCAGGTCAATGCAACTATCAACCAAGGCAAAGGCGGTCTCTATGTCTTGTTATTGTCTGCAGGTGCTATCGGTTCAGCTATAACCTTGTTTATGAAAAGGATGTTTAGCTAATGAAAGAAATTTCAGTCGGTAAGAACTTAGTAGCTAACACTAAGACTTTGATGTACACAGTTCCTGATAATCATTATGCTAAGTGGAACTTGTTGTATGCACACAACGCAACAGCATCAGCTAAAAACTTTAGTGGCTGGTGGTATAATAAAGCAGCAAACACAGAAGTAGCTATTGTAGACAACTATCCTCTGCCTTCTAAAGAATACTTAAAGTTTGATGGTGGTGCTTACGTTGTGTTGGAGGAAGGTGACGAAATTAGAGTTCAGGTAGAGACAGGTGCGACAGCAAGCTGTATCGTGACATTAGAGTTAGTTCAAAAGAATGCAACTAGATTAGGGGTGTAAAATGCCGTTAAAAAAAGGTAAGTCAAACAAAACCATTTCTTCTAACATCTCTAAAATGATGAAAGAAGGCTATCCACAGAAACAAGCTGTTGCTATTGGCTTGTCGAAAGCAGGTAAATCTTTGCCTGTAAGAGGCGGCAGAACAGCAACTAACATGAAGAAAAGCGGTAGAGGAAGATAATGAAAAAAGACACTAGACTTGATAGAGTTGGTGTCTCAGGCTATAACAAGCCTAAGAAAACACCGAGTCATCCTACAAAAAGCCATGTAGTTGTGGCTAAAGAAGGTGACAAGGTAAAGACCATTAGATTTGGTCAGCAAGGGGTTCAAGGGGCTGGTTCTGCTCCTAAAACAGCCTCTGAAAAAGCACGTCAGAAGTCTTTTAAAGCAAGACACTCTGATAATATCAAAAAAGGTAAGATGTCTGCTGCTTATTGGGCTGACAAAGTTAAATGGTAATTTTAAGGAGTCAAATATGAGCAGTTACATGGGAAATCAAATGACAACAGGCGGTGTAGGGATGCCAATAGCACAATCCGCAGTCGGTATGCCGCTTCAAGCACCAACAACACCTATTACATTAGAACAGCTTATACAGAGCAACACATCTAATCCAAATATGTATCCACAATCAGCAGTTGGAATGCCGCTTCAAGCACCAACAACACCTATTACATTAGAACAGCTTATATATAGCAATACATCTAATCCAAATATGTATCAGCCATTAAATCCAAACCAGCAGTCAGATGTGGCAAGAAGACAAGCTTTGATGAAAGGTCAAAACAATCCTTTTTTTAACGGGTTTGGTAATAACGGTTTATTTTCAAGCTTTATGAACGGTCAGCAAAACATGCCTTGGTGGATGCGTAATAGAGGTGGTTTTAATCAAGGAAACACTACTATTCCTAATCAGAACATTGTAAACCCTATTAGACAGCCTTTACCAATGCCTGCACAGCCTATACAGCAGCCGTTGCCAGCAACTCAAATGCCTGCAAATCAAGCAAATACGATGCCTGGTTTTAGCAGATTCCCTGATTTTCAACAAAGATTTAGAAAATAATTGTTGCTTTTTTACAACAGTTGTGGTATACTAGAGGAACACTATGGCAACTTATTTAGATATGGTCAACGACGTTCTTATCCGTTTAAGGGAAGAGGAAGTCACGTCAGTAAGCCAAACAAGCTATTCCAAGTTCATTGGTAAGCTTATTAATGACACTAAGCGTTCTGTAGAAGACGCACACGATTGGAATGCTCTTAGTAACACTTTAACAGCAACCACAACTTCTGGTATTTTTAACTATGTCTTAGAAGGTACTGGTCAGCGTTTCAAGGTGTTGAATGTGTTTGAGGACAGTGCAGATGCGTTCTTAACACAGCGTAACAGTACGTGGATGACTGCTAACTTGTTGAAAAACACAAGACAAACAGGTAGACCACAGTATTATAACTTTAACGGTGTTGATGTAACAGGTGACACACAGGTTGATTTATTCCCTGTACCTGACGGTGTATACACAGTACGGTTTAACTTGTATGTACCACAAACAGCATTAGTTAATGATGCAGACGTTATTTATGTCCCTTCAGACCCTGTTGTCTTAGGTGCGTATGCAAGAGCTGTAGCAGAGCGTGGAGAAGATGCTGGTTTAGCTTCTGCAGATGCTTATGCTTTGTATCGCTCTTCTTTAGCAGACGCAATCGCTATTGATAACAGCTTATTCTTAAACAAAGAAATCTGGGTTTCAGTTTAATGCCAAAACAGTTAACATCCGCTACCGTAGCTGCACCAGGCTTTTATGGTTTAAATAGCCAAGACAGTTCTGTGTCTCTTGGTGACGGCTATGCAACTGTTGCTACTAACTGTATTATTGATAAGTTTGGTCGTATTGGCTCTCGTAAGGGCTGGAGACCGCTTAATGCTACTAATACAGACTTAGGTTCTGCTTCTATTAAAACAATCTCTGAGGTTCGTTACGATGGCGGAAGCTACTTCATCAGTGCAGGTAACAACAAGCTATTTGTCGGTGAAGGAACGCTTGTTAATACAGTTGTTCGTAACGCAGATAACACAGGTAACGAAACTTATACAATCTCAGACAATCACTGGCAAATAGCCACTCAGCCTTACGCTACAGGTCTAAACTCTTCTGCTCATGCTTATTTAGTACAGGCTGGGCATAAGCCGTTAGTATTCCATAAGTTGTCTAGTGCTGGTCATGCTCACGAAGGTTCTTATGGCTTTCAGTTGTTGGCAGACGTTGGTTCTTTACCAACAGGTTACACAGAAGACACATTTAAGCCTAACGTAGCTTTAGCTGCTTATGGTCGTGTTTGGTATGCAGACATTGCTAACGACAGACAGACTGTGTATTTCAGCGACATTAACAACGGTGCTAAGTTAACAACAGGAACTGCTGGTTATTTAAACATTGGCAACATTGTCCCAGCTAACGACCCTATCGTTGCATTAGGAGCACACAACGGCTATTTGATTATTTTCTGTCAGAAGACTATTGTTGTCTACGCTAAAGCAGAGAACATCAGTGAGATTGCGTTGGCAGACACTATCACAGGAACTGGCTGTATTGCTCGTGATTCTTTGGTGTCTACAGGTACAGATTTAATCTTTTTGTCTGATTCTGGTGTTAAGTCATTCCAGCGAGTAGTTCAAGAGAAGTCAATGCCGATGCGTGACTTGAGCAAGAACGTACGTGATGATTTATTAGCAGATGTGTCTCAAGAGACGTTTAAAGAAATTAAAGCAGTCTTCTACGAGAAAGATGCTTTCTACTTATTAGCTTTACCTACAACTAAGATTGTGTACTGCTTTGATATGCGTTCACAGTTACAAGATGGTGCTTCAAGAGCAACTACTTGGGACTCTATTGAGCCTAAGTGTTTCTGTGCAACCTCAGACAGACGTTTGTTGATGGGTAAAGAAGGTTATCTAGGTAACTTGTTTGGCTATGATGATAACGGTAATTCTTATCGTATGATTTACTTTACGAACTACTTTGACTTCAGTCAGCCAACTATTACAAAAGTATTGAAAAAGATTGGTTTTGTTGTGATTGGTACATCGTCTCAGCCTATTGTTACTAAATGGGGCTTTGATTATTCAACAACCTACAGAACAGAAACAAAGACTCTCTCTGGTGGTGTTACTTCTGAGTTTGGAGTAGCCCAGTTTAACATTGATGAGTTCTCTTCTGAAAGTGCTCTAGCTAACTTTAGTTTTAACGTAGGTGGTGCTGGACGTATTCTACAGATAGGTGTTGAGTCAGATATTGACGGCGATGCTTTATCTATTCAGAAAATTGACGTATATGTGATTACAGGAAAAATTAAATGAGCAACTATACAAAGACAACCAACTTTGCAACTAAAGACTCTCTTAGTTCTGGAGACCCAGCTAAGAAGATTAAAGGCACAGAGTTTAACACTGAGTTTGACAACATCGTCACAGCTATCGCCACTAAGGCTGATTTAGCCTCTCCTGCCTTAACAGGAACTCCTACTGCTCCTACAGCTGCTGCAGATACCAACACAACTCAAATCGCTACGACAGCGTTTGTTCAGACAGCAATGGCTGCTGCAGGTGCTGGTACAGTTACCTCTGTAGCTGTGACGTCTAGCGATGCTACAGTGACAGGAAGCCCTATTACAGGTAGCGGTACTATTGATATTGCTTTGAATACAGTTCCAGTATCTAAAGGCGGTACTGGTCAGACATCATTTACTAACGGTCAGTTGTTAATTGGTAATACAACAGGCAACACACTAACTAAAGCTACTCTAACAGCTGGTTCTGGGGTGTCAATCACAAATGGTAACGGTTCTATCACTATTGCAGCTACTGGTACTTCTGGTGTGTCTACTTTCAGTGGAGGCTCTACTGGATTAACACCTTCTTCAGCTACTTCAGGTGATGTTACTCTAGGCGGCACATTAGCAGTTGCTAACGGCGGTACAGGGTCTACGACAGCTTCTGGTGCTAGAACAAACTTAGGTTTAGGTACTATTTCTACTCAGAACTCTAGCTCTGTGTCTATTACTGGTGGTTCAATTTCTGGTATCACAGACTTGGCGATTGCTGATGGTGGCACAGGTGCGTCTACAGCTTCTCAAGCACGGACAAATTTAGGATTAGGTACAGTAGCTACATTAAACACAGTTCCTATTGCTAACGGCGGTACAGGTGTTACAGCCCTTCCAAGTTTTAGTGCGTATGCCACAACATCTCAAACATTAACAGAAAACGTAGCTACAAAGGTTACTTTTGGTTCTGAAGACTGGGATACAAACAACTGTTTCTCAAGCTCACGTTTTACACCAACAACAGCTGGCTATTACCAAATTTCTGGTGTTATTCGATTTACTCCAGGAAGCGGAACTACAGGCTCTTCAACAGTTGCAGTAGGTGTATATAAAAACGGTGTAGAGGCTTTTAGAGCAAGTGAAGCAACTACAGATGCTGCTATTATATGCGGACTACCATTTTGTGTACTAGTTTACTTAAATGGTTCGACAGATTATATTGAAATATACGCAGGGTTTGACTGTTTAGGTACGCTAGGAACAGGTGCTGGGTTGAATTACAATTCAGAAGCGTTAACTTCTCGTGTTCAGGGACAATTTGTAAGAGGTGCTTAATATGAATTTATATAGAAAAATTTTAGCAATCTACCCAGAGTTAACAAGACAAGATTTTGTATCTGTTATAAGACTACAGAATGATTCTGACGGTAAAGGAGACTACATTGCTAAATGGAATCATCCTGTCTGCCCTAGACCGACTAAAGAACAACTTGACGCTATTCAATAAGGAATAAAATGAAACCATCAGAAATTATTACTCAAGACATTGAGAAACGAGGTGAAGACCCAGCACCTGTGTTAGCCGCTATTAAGAAAATAGTCGGTGATAAAACAGGTGTTTTGTTGTCTACAGATAATTCTGTTTTGTTTTTAAAGAAAATAGAAGATTACGCTGATACTCATTTATTCACTACTGGTAGAATGATGAGCCTTGTTAAAGATTTACAATACTTTAATGGTAAAATCGAGGAATTAGGTGTCCCCGTTATTTACGGACAAGCTACTAATCCACAAATTATTGAATTAATGAAAAAGGCTGGAATCGCAGTTGAAGATTCTGATTTGCCACAATATAATTGGAAGGTAAGCTATGAGCGAAGTGAGTAATATTGTATCAGGAGTAGGGGACGCTATTGGCGGTGTTGTTGAAGCTGTCGGAGATGTTGGTTCTTGGATTGATGATAAAGTCAATGAAGAAATCCCTGGTGGTTGGGTAACTGTAGGTGCTGCGGCTGCTGGCGGATACGGGTTATCTACAGGTGCTTTAGGCGGTGCTGGTACAACAACAAACTTCTTAGGTACTCAGGGGCTTGGAACAGGTGTTGGCGGTGTTGGTGTAGGCACAGGCTCTACTGGCTTTGGATTAGGTGCTGGCAGTGCTGGTTTCGGTCTTAATACAGCCGCTGCTGCAGGTGCTGGTGGCTATTTAGGCACTGGTGCTTTAGCAGACACACTCGCTGGTATTTCTGGTTTACCTCAGTCAACAGTTTCTAGTGTTCTAGGTAACATTGGCAGTAGTGTTACAAATGCTATAGGAAACCAAGCTGGTAATTTAGTTAGTCAAGCACTAGGCGGGATTGGACAAGCAGCTGGCGGTGCTTTACCAGGTGCAGTAGCTGGTATGTATGGAGCTAATCAATATGCTAATACGTTGGCTGATTACGCTACTGCATTAAATCAAGCTGCTCAAGGTTTTGGTACACAGTTAACAACATCAGCAGGTAATATTGCTAGTGGTTTAGGAACATCAGCTGCCTCAAACGCAGGTATGATGACTTCAGCTGCTGGTCAAGGTGCTGGTCAGATTACAGGTGCTGCACAGTCTGCTGGAGGTGCTCTAACAGGCACAGCAGCACAACAGACACAAGCATTAACTGATTTAGCTGGTCGAGTTGCTCCTACAATGCAGTTTACTCCTGTAGGAATGACAACACGCTTTGGCTCAACAACAACCCCTCAATATGACGCACAAGGTCGTTTAACGGGCTTCGGTTACAACGTAGCTTCTGACGTAGCTGCTCAACGTGATAGATTGTTGTCTTTGTCTAACGAAGCTTTGCCAACAACAACTAACATTGGTCAAGCAACAACAGACTACTACAACCAGTTACAGGCTCTACAGAACCCTGGCAGAGAACAACAATTAGCTGCGTTACGTAATCAGTTACAGGCAACAGGTCGTGGCGGTTTAGCATTCGGTGCTACTAGCGGTATTGATGGTAATGCCTTATCTGCTACTAACCCTGAACTAGCTGCTTACTACAATGCTTTGGCTCAGACACAGGCTCAACAAGCTTTGTCTGCACAAGACGTTGCTCAACAGCGTCTAAACCAACAATTAGCATTGAGTCAAGGTTTGTTCGGTCAAGCACAGACACTAGAAGGTGCTGGTCAGCAAGCGTTGAACCTCGGTATGAACATAGGTCAGCAGGTAACAGCAGGTGCTACAAACGCTGCAAATGCTCAGTTGAATGCACAACAAGCAGCAATGGCTCAGAACATCTCTGCTCAGTTACAAGCACAAGGTTGGAACGTACAAGCTGCTAACAATGCTGCTCAGTTGGAAGCACAAGCCGCAATGAATGCTGCACAGATGCAAAATCAAGCTGCTATCAACGCTGCTAACTTACAAGCAGATGCACAAAGACAAGCAGCTTTACAGAACTTGTTAGCAGGACAAACAGGTGCTGGTTTATTGATGTCAGGAGCACAGGCACAAAACGCTGCTCTACAAGCTGGTCTAATAAGACCAACACAAGCTGCTGGGTCTATATTAGCCCCTGTTGGGCAAGCTGTTGGACAGTCTGTAGGAAACGCTGTTGGCGGTCTTTTAGGAAGTGCAGTTTCAGGTGTTGGCGGCTTATTTAGCAGCCTATTTTAAGGATAATATATGGCAGATAATCAATTATTAGGTATTACAAACAGTTTGTTTGGTGTTGCTCCGACACAGCAAGCTGACTTTAACTACGCTCTACAAAACTTAAAAGGCTTAACATCTGCTGATATTGGACAAGCTCAGTTATATTCAGCAGGTTCTCAACTAGGTCGTGGTTTATTGTCAGCTGCAGGTGTTGAAGACCCTGAGATGGCTTCTGCTAATCGTGCTAAACAGATTGCAGCTGAGTTACAGCAACAAGGTGTTTCAATGCAGTCTTCTCAGGGTATGAAGATGCTTGCTCAAAGATTGTCAGAAGCAGGTGACTTTAGAGCTGCTCAAGGTGCTGCTGCCTTGGCTGCTACTTTTGAAGACCAAGAAGCACAGACAGGTCTTAAACAGGCTCAGACACAAAAGCTAGTTCTTGATGCACAAAGAGAAGAGAGACTTCGTGCAGAGTTACAAGCTTTAGGTCCTAATGCTTCTGAGCAAGAGCTAATGTCAGTATTACAGAAATATGGCTCTCCTGATAAAGTTATTGCAGCATTACAATCTTCTCAGAATAAACAAGCTCAGTTGGCACAACAGCGAGAACTTGCTCAAGAGCGTATTGGTATTCAAAGAGAAGGCTTGGCAATGCGTAAAGAACTTGCTGATGAAAAAAGAGCAGGAATAGAAGAGAAGAAAGCAGCAGCCGCTGATACAGCTATTGCTGGTGCAGATAGAATTATTAACGAAGTTAAAGACGCTAAGAAACTTGTGTCTGGCTTTACAGCTGGTGCTGGTGGTTTATTGGCTTCTGTTCCTTTAACTAACGCTAAAGACTTAGCTGCTCGTTTAACTACAATTAAAGCTAACTTAGGTTTTGACCGTTTACAACAGATGCGGGATGCTTCTCCAACAGGCGGTGCTTTAGGTCAAGTTGCGGTACAAGAACTTATTGCGTTACAATCTACTATTGCTTCATTAGACCAAACACAAAGCCCTAGACAGCTTAAAGAGTCTTTGGATAAAATTGAAGAAAGCTATGCACGTTGGAGAGAAACTGTTAAAAAAGCAGGAAGACAATCTGATGCAGGACAGCCTTCTGCTCAGGGAAACGAAATTGAATTTAATGCTTTACCTAAACGCAAGTAAGGATAATTATGCCATTTGATGTCAGAATGCCAGACGGTACGCTAATTAAAAATGTACCAGATGGAACAACTCAAGAAGATATTTTAGAGCGTTATAACTTATCACAACAAGCAGCAACTGCACCTGCTCAGACAGAACAAAAACCTGTCACAGCTATGGAACAGATGTTTGGTTTAGGTTCTCCTTTAGCTAGTGCTGTTAGTGGTGCTGTTGTTAAGCCTTTAATGGGTTTAAACCAGTTACTAGCAGAAACAGGTATCTTTGGTGAAACTGTTAAACAACAAGCTCGTGGCAATGTTAAAGCTTTAGAAGAAGCTAGAACTGAAGCAAAGAAAAGAGTCGGTCGTGAAGGTATTGACTTTGTAGAAATTGGCGGTGCTTTAGTTAGTCCTGTTAATAGATTAGCCCCTACAGTTGCAGCACCAACAGCTTTAGGTCGAGTCGGTCAAGCAGCAGGAACTGGTGTTGTATTTGGTGCGTTAGAGCCTGTTAAAGACGTAGACAACTACTTAGAAGAAAAGTTGTCACAAATGTCTACAGGGGCTATTGCTGGTGCTGTTTTAGGCGGTGGAATAGAAGCTGGTAAAAAAGCAGGGTCTATTGTAAAACAACTTGCACAACCTCTAACTGCTGAAGGTAAAAAACAAGCCCTTAGAGAATATATTACAAGTCTAACAGGCGGTGAAAAACAGCAGGTTGCTGCAGCTTTAAGAAATGCTCCTGAGTTAGTTCCTGGTTCAAGACCTACAGCAGCAGAGGCTATTGCAGATATTCCATCAGCCACAGGGTTAGCAGCGTATCAAAGAAGATTATCAACGGCTTTTCCTGAAGAAGGTATTGCTGGACAGTTTGCTCAAAGAGAAGCACAGCAACAAGCTGCTAGAGTAGGTGCTCTTCGTGAAGACGTAGCACAAACACCTGAATTACTTGATTTAGCTAGAACACTAAGAGAATCAGACGCTGCTAGAAACTATGGACAAGCTTTCTCAACAACCATTACAGCAGACCCTAGACTAGCTAAGATTGTGTCTAATCCGTATGTTAAAGATGCGTTGCCAGATGCTATCAAACTTGCAGAAGCAAGGGGCATCACAGCTAAAACAGATTTAACACAGTTTTTACAGTTTGTGAAAATAGGCTTAGACAAACAACTAACAAGAACAGGTGATACAGCTTTAAGTAACACTGAAAAAGCCGCTGTTCAACAAGCTAAGAAAGAACTAGTTGGCTGGGTTGGTTCAAAGAACCCTGCTTTTAATCTAGCTAGAGAGTCTTTTGCAAGAGCTTCTCAACCGATTAATCAGATGGAAATTGGTCAGTTCTTAGAACAAAAACTAGGCACAGCTTTAGGGGATAAAGAGAGAGCTGGTGCATTTGCAACTGCTGTTACAGAAGCAGCTGGAACAATTAAGAAAGCTTCAGGACAAGCAGCTGGTACAAAACTATCAGATGTGCTTACACCTAAACAAGTAGCCACTGTTGAGAATATTTTAGCGGATGTTTCAAGAAAAGCAAAAGCTGAGGAACTAGCAAGTAAGTCTAATATCGGTTCTTTGTCTCCTGACACAGCAGAACTGCCTAACTTATTGAACCGCTATGCAACTATAACTAACACAATCTTAAAAGCATTGAAAAAAGATTCTAATGCTGAGATTAACCAGTTAGCAGCAGAAATGATGTTAGACCCAAGAAAACTAGCTGCGTTCATGGAAGGTGTGCCTAAGTCTAAATCAAAAGAAGTTGTGTCAGCACTATTAAATAGATTAAACCCTGAAAATAGAGAATTGTTTATTCGTTATGTTCAGCCAGAGTTTGATATGATAAAAGAAGCTGCTGGACAGTTTGGAAGAACTCAGGTATTGCAGGGTATTACAACTGCTGGCGGACAAGAATGATACTGACAATCTTAGGCGGACTAATGGGAGGAGTCTTTAGGATTCTTCCTGAAGTCCTTAAACTATTCGACAGAGTTAATGAGCGTAAGCACGAACTAGAGCTACTTAAAACTGAGATGGAGTTTGCTAAGATTCGTGGTGAAATCATGATGAAGCAAGCTGAAGCCTCTATGGCAATAGCTGAGTTAGATGCTATGTCAGAAGCCATCAAGGAACAAGGACAGACAGCTAGAGCAGCAGGTAAGTTTGTCGCTGCTTTGTCTGCTTTAGTTCGTCCTCTTGTAACTTATTGGTTTGTTGGTTTCTATTCATTCGTTAAGATACTGACCATTTCTCTTGCTTTAGAGCAGAACGCTAACTGGAAAGAAGTGATTGTCAATGCTTGGACAGCCGATGACGCTGCTATATTGATGATGATTCTAACATTCTGGTTCGTCGGAAGAATATGGGACAAATACAAACAGCAGTAGAGCTCGCTGTTGAGCTATGTAAAAAATGGGAAGGATTCAGTGCTAAACCGTATATTTGTCCAGCTGGATACCCTACTATCGGCTACGGTACTGTTTACAAACCTGATGGTACTAAAGTCACCATGTCTGATAGCCCGATTAGCCAAGAGACAGCTGAAACCTGGCTTAGGCAAGAAATAGCTCATAACTACATGGCTGGTGTCTTAAGGGCATCTCCAATCCTGCTACAAAACACCCAACTACTAGCAGCAATCACAGACTTCGCTTACAACCTCGGTACAGCCCGATACAGGGCTTCTACGCTTAAACGTAGGGTAGATGCCAATGACTTAGAAGGATGTGCTACAGAGCTCCGTAAGTGGGTCTATGGCGGTGGAAAGAAGCTTAGAGGATTAGTCTTACGCAGAGAAGATGAAATAGCGTTGTTCTTATAAAAAAAGACAGCCCAGAAGGGCTGCCATAAAGGTCTCGGAAGAGACTACACAAGGAAACTAGATAGAGCAACCACCTGCTGTGCAACTTAGCATTTGAGCTCCTTCGACATTATCGTCATATTCTTTGAAGTTACTCCAGTCAACTGACTCAGGAACTAACATCTTAAGCTGTTTGTAAGCTTCTTCAGTGCATTCTTCATAAGGTGCTTGCTTGTAAGTTCCACCATCCATCGGCAAGAACGACACACCAGTAACTTCATCAAAGTGCTTATACACCCATGCTCCGACATCCATCCACTCGTGCTCTTTAACAGAGATAGTCACAGACGGTTTGTGCTCACAATAGTGTCTCTGGAACAACAACCATAACTTCAAGTGCTGTAGTGCAGACAAATCATCACGCAATAAAGCACCATCAGCAACAGCAACAGGGAAACTAAATACTGTTGTTGAATCAGGCTTCATCACGCAAGGCTCTGCAACGAATCCAGACTGAATCATGAACTGTGTTAATGGGTCTTTATTATCAGCTCTAACCCTACGAATATAGTATTTACTATGCTGAGGATGAATACCACTAGCAGTCGAGCAGAGTTGAGATACAGTCCCTTCAGGTTTGACTGCTGT